GGTTCAAACCGTTCCTTATCGTATACTTTAGCTACAGACTTCCACTCGTCGTAATCTCCTGTCGGCTTTAGCCATTCTGCTAGGCTACCTGTTGATGTTGATGGGGGGCTATATGTTACTCCTGTAGCCGATACTTCTTGTTCCCCTAGAATAAATTTATCGTTTTCTTCGACCCAACCAAACTGTGTTCGCATAATCTCTACCTTATCTCTATGTTGACTTTCTTTAATGAACGTAATCACGTACTGCATAATGCTTGCCATCTGGTGTTTAGGTGCGGCGACACCATACCATGCTAATTTATCTCGTAGCTTTTCGTAGGTTAAAGCGTCAGTCTGTGGCATAGCAAACTCACGCATACCATCTTTGGGTAGATGTAACCTAATCCATACTGTATCACCTTTCACAGGGTCATATAGCCGTTTAACAATATATAAGTCGTGCTCATAAATATTAATTGAGTCCTCGTTACCCTCTTTGTCTTTAGTCTTTAAATAGACTCCTCCTTTTTTACCTCTGAAATACGGGAATGGGTACAAAGGAACTGTGACTGTTTCCGTCCTACTATCCTCCGTCTTAATAACGAGTTGATTTTCTTCCGCACTAGCAATTTCAGATCCAAGCTGAATAGGCGATGTAATTTTATTTCTGTTAGGACATGTCGCACATTCTTTTGGACTAAGTTTCTCAAATGTCTGACAGGTGTACGGCCCCTTAGTCGCATTTGCTTTCTTCTCGGTTTCGACGGGATTGTATTGCGGATGATTTGATGATATTTTATGAACCGCTTCATCTGCATCTACACAGTGTGCGGCAATTGATAATCCTGCTCTCCATAGTGGCTCCTCTATATCTTCTTGGTTAAGTACAATACGTTCTAGCTGTGCACAACCTTTACCATTCAAAGTTTTAAGCATTATAGTTTTAAACCTACTCTGCTTATTGCCCATCAAGGCACGAGTCATTTCGTTTAGTTGCCTAGGTATATAATCCGGTGCAACTAAAACACCTAGTATCTTTTTTATTTCTCCGTGGTCTATCTCATCACATATTGCCAATAACTCAACAGGGAACGGCGGGTTTGACTTGTGGTTCCAAGTCTCAGGAACTCTTAGAATAGATGCACTATCCGCAGTTCTAGATGAATCTGCATGAAACTCAAACTCTTCGCATAAACTTTTTATACGCTCGGCGGTAGGAAGCCACTCTGCTCTAGAGATAGTTGTTGTCAATCTCCAGTAAGCATGTATACCTCTACCCGAATTAACTATCGTGGGTAACGGCATGCAAATTTTAGTACAAAATGTTTTAAGTGCTTCTAAACCGTCACTTCTATCTTCATATGGTTTAGTAAGTCCGCAATCAATGTCGATCCAAAAAGATCTAAAGAAACTACTATTCTTTTGTGTTCTTCCATCCGTATTGTTTTTGTATTTGGCGCAAGCAAAGTAGACATCATACAAGTCGCTAACTAAATCATTTATAAGTACCTCAGCTTCTGCTAATGTATCAACAAAAGTTTGTGTGGGATACCCTTCCTGTTTTAATCCGACTATGCAGTAGACACCTTCCCCTTCGGGAGGCAACACCGCCTTAAGCAAATCTGTCGTCGCCATATGTCCCTTAAATTAAACTTCCGCATGCGGTAAAAGTTTGTCCAATAGTTTTTTAATTTTTTCAGCTTTATTCTTGTGCGGGACTGACTTGCCGACGAACCATGAATATACAGTCATACGAGATACTTTAAAATATTTCGCAACTTTAGATACAGGAACGTCGGTGTCAATACAAACCCTTCCAAGAAGGACACCAATATTTTTCTTGGTATCTGCTTCTTGGTTGGCTTTAACAAGATGGAAGCTATAGCCCCGTAAACTCATTTGTGTTATGTCCAATCTTTCATAACAGCTTTTAAGTCAGCTTTGGGGGCGGGCTGGGCTTTCTTATCTTCACGCTTCTTTGGCTCAGCTATTTCCTCTTGCTCAACTTCTACCTTTGGTGCGGCTATGGCTTTAGGCTTTGAGTCAGTTTGTGCTACAGTAGTTTCTACTGCACGCTTAGCAATAGGTGTTTCTCCTTGACGCTTAGCAACTTCCCATTCTTCCTTGCTCAAAAACTTAACTGGGCGGAAGTATACTTTAGCAACGTCGCTCTTTTCATCAAAGCGCATTTCGGTTACTAGCGTATTAAGGTTGTATCCTTGTGAGCCAACGTACTTAGCAAACTGTTCAAACGGCATAGTATTTAATTCGCCTTTACCAAATATAGACTTGGATGCTAATTCTAATTGGTATATATCACCACCAACATCATCAGCTAGGACAACTGCTAACTTACGACGATGACGGCATGCACGGCTTTCACCTTGACCAGACCCTTTAATATTCTGTGGGCACTCGACGCAGTTGTGGTGTTGTGCTTCTTTAGCAGACGCATCAGGTGTCACACCGTCGTTAGACCAGCAGTCAGGTGCAGTAGCTTCTTCGCTTGCGTTATATGCTTTGGCGTAGAACTGCCGAGATATATGCTTAGCCGCATTAACAATAACGATATTCATTTCCTCGTTCTTGCTGGTAACAATTTCTTCGCCATTAACAACCATGCGGAACTTACTACCACGCAAAGAAATACGCTTGCTACTACCACCATTACCAGCTAGGGCTTTAGTTACAGCATCAAGTTCTACGTCTTTTAAATACTCGGGTAGGTTTTGATTAAACAAAGTCATTTCACTCATTTACTTCTCCTTACAGTTATATGATATGCGTTATCCACGTTTAGACCGGGTGGTAACATGTCCGGGTTTTCTGCTAAGAACTGCTTTATGTTTGTTTGATGTATGCGCCGTTCTAAAACTTCGGGCACATTATGTTCAAACATCCAATCGTAAAAACGTTCCCAATCATTAGTCCAATACTTAGACTTAACTGAGCGGATAGCAGTACCGAATTTAGTCTTAATACTATCGGCACCTGTATCTTTACAGATTTCTAAAAGATGTTGATTGATTACGCTTAATTGCTCATTAAACTCAGCCTCTTGGTCTTCCCAAGTACGCTTAGCTTCATCTCGTGCATCCCTAATTTTAATAAAAACGGAGACGAGTTTCTCGACGTTCATGTCGTCAGTTGGTTCCATACTTTCCCTTTCAAATATAAACGAATCTTTGTTCGTTGAATACCATTGTACTACAACTATTTACACTGTCAAGTGTTTTCTTCAATTTCTTTTTGATATAAATCAATTATTTTTGTATGGACATCTAGCTTATTTTGCAACATACCATACATCCTTGTCTCTACGGGAGAACCCTTAATATGCACTACAGTCATAGCGTTCTTCTGTCCTTGCCTGTCTATACGAGCATTAGCTTGTAGGTAAGTTTCAATAGACGTTACTGGAGCGTACCAAATAATTGTATCGGCAGCCGTTAATGTTACACCATGCGCCGCCGCTTGCGGCTGAATGATAAGAACTTTTATATCGTCTTTTTCTTGAAACCGTTTAAATATTTCTGTGCGCTTGTTAACAGTAACAGCCCCGTTAATTACTTCCGAGGGAATACCTGCCCCTCTCAAATACGATTTAAGTAATTCTATTGTATGAGTAAACGGAACAAATACAAGCACTTTATTACTAGCTTCGTTTATTACTTCTTCTACAACACGAAGACGATTGCTAACATCAAACTCAACCACGTTACCAGTATCGCTGTAAACAGCACCGCCAGAAATCTGCAAGAGTTTATTGAGGTTAACCGCCGCATTGACGGTACTAATTTCTTCGCCATCGGCAACCATAAGCATTTCTTTTTTGAGTAACTTATAATATTTCTCCTGTTGCGCAGTAAGTGGGGCATCTCGAAACACATGCGTAACTTCGGGCAAGTCTAGACATTCTTTTTTAGTGTATCGTATAGCTGGCTGTAAAGCGTCAAACACAACCGCATTAGCATTTGGTCTAGGTATCCAACGGAACTGACTAATGTTAATCATAGTCTGATCTCTAAACGCACCGAAGAATCTAGGTACTCTCTCAGGCACGCATAGTTTGGCTAAGCCGAAGGCATCGGTAGGTGTTTGAGCCGCTGGTGTTCCTGTCATAAGCCACAACCTAGTATCGGGGCGTATCAACTCTTTCATAGTTTTCCAACGTTTTGTAGTCACAGTTTTATACGCATTAGCTTCGTCGATAATAATTAAATCAAAATCATTACGTGCTATGTCCTGTGCAACAATCTCAACGCCATCATAATTAATAATAACGAACTCGGCATCGCTATCAATGATGGCTTTGCGTTTAATCCTAGAGCCATAAGCTATACCAACTTTGCGGTGTACTGCAACTTTAAATAAATCTGCTTGCCATGCGGACTGCATAATAGATAAAGGGCATACAATTAATACTCTATTGATTAATCTATTCTCTAGTAAATAGTCTGCCGCCCAAATAGCCGATGCAGTTTTACCTGTGCCTTGTTCGTTAAAACAAAATGAACGAGGATTTGTAGTGAAGAAATATGTTGTCTCTTCTTGATGCGCCATTGGAGGGTAAACCCCAGGCCAAGAGTATTTACTTAGTCTTTTTGGGTGGCTTGTTTTTTTTGACTGTGTGGTCGGAGTTTCTTGAGAAGGAACGATTGACGTGGGCAGGCTTGATGTGTAAGTTTCCTTTGGCGTTTGTCCCACCTTTGCTAAGCGGCTTGACGTGGTCAATATCCTTGCCCTCTCGGGCGTCAGCTTTCCCATTATTGTTCTTATCGGTTCCTGTGGAGTCGATTTCGTATCGTGCTCTTGCTCTCGTATTTCTCGTAGCTTGCTCATCTCGGGCTTTCTGTTGTTGGTATTCCTTCTTGTAAGGACGGGGTTTGTTCACATAAGGCATATCTATCCTCTTCTTTCTTGTAAAAATACACGGCACCATCGCCTAATACTATATATTTTGGCATAGATTCCCTTCCATAACAACCTGCAAGTTCCTTAAGGATTTGCTGGACTTCTTCGTCGGTCATTAGCATCTCCCATCAACATCGAAGTCACGCCAAGCGTTCTTCATCTTTAGCTGATTGTTTGAGC